GGACTGTATAAGTAATACTTTGACATAAGGAGGTCATCTAATGGCCGCAGGAAATTCAACAACAGGATCATTAGCAGATAGCTTAGATACTATTCAAGCTGCTGCTAGATCACGAAGACAATTTGACGGCGTAATGCCACAGTTGGTAGACAGAGTAGAACTCGATGCCAACACAGGTACAAGCTGGAGGGAAATACTCCTCGCTAATCTCTCTGCTCAGGCAGTTACAGAGAACACAGTGTTGGATAACCCACAACAGTACGATGACTCTGCGATAACCATCACACCAGAGATGGTGCAGATTCAGACATTCATAACCGACAAGAGTGGTCGCAACCTGAACAGCAAGGTTCTTGCTAAGATGGGTGCTATGCCAGGTGAGGCTATGATGAGGAAGAAGGATCAAGATGGCCTAACAGCCGCTGATGCTTCCACTCAACTTGGAGCTGCTGGTTCCCCTGTACAAACAGGAGACGTTGCAGCCGCCAGATACAGAATCACGTCCAATGCAACAGAGCCTGGGCCAATGCCAATATCTGGTGTGTTCCACGGTTTTGCCATAAAGGATTTCTACGATGAACTCGTAGGTGGTACTGGATCATACCCAGTTCCAGATGGGGCTACAGCTACTGTATTCCAGTCTGGATTCAATCTGCCAATTGCTAATGTATCAATCCACGAAGATGGCAACATTAGTATTGATAGCAGTAATGATGCAAAGAACTTCGTGTTCTCCAAGATGGCGTGGGTTCTGGTTGAAGGTATGACGATCAGGACGGAGACTCGACGTGAGCCTCACATCGGTGGTGGTGGAGATAGCCTCTTCTTAACCGATGAGTACGCTTACGGATTGCGCTCCAGTAACTGGACATTTGAAATAATAGGTGATGCAACAGCACCAGCTTAGGAGTCTATGTCTAGGTTAACTAGAGAAATAACAGAATCATCTGTTAGGCCAGCAGCAGAGGTTGTGAACTTTAACATGACCTCTGCTACGGCGTTGCATGAGGTAACCCGTGTTGTCGTGGACGATGAACTTTGCTTTAGTCTTACAGAATTAAACCTTCCCACACAAAGGGGGAGGGGGTTCAGTAGGTTTCAGTTGCTGCGTATTGTTAGATTAGATAGTTTGGTAACGGCGTATGTGCATTTAGGCCCAGCGTCTAAGTTTAAGCAGGGCCAGTTCTTTATACCAGGTGGGCAGGTAGTGGATGGTAAGGGAGAGGCGTGGCACACCGTTGCAGAGTTAATGGAAGTAGCTGACGAGTTGCGGGGTAAGCCCGCTCTTGCAGTTGAGCCATCTGATTTGCGAACCGCATTTCAGAATAAGGTTGAGGAAAAGAAGCGCCGACGTAAAAACCAATCTACGTTTGGCAGGGCAGCACAGTTAGTAAGGAGTCCGATATGACGACGGAAAACGCAACGCAGGAATCATGGGAAGAAGCAATTAACAGGGTGTCTGATAGTACTCCAGCCGCTATGCAGGAGGGTGAGGTACTTTCTACGTCTAATGATGAGTTCCCTACTAAGGTATCATCATTAAGGCACAAGGGTTATGTACCGTATTGGGATACAAGAACAGGTGGCTATAATGAAGGGCCTCAGTATTTAAAGTGGCAGATTGGCGAAATGAAGCGTCCTGATGGTAGTGCCATGTATACGTTTGTTGACCCGAAGATGCCCCCTGATTACGGCTTAGATTTGTATTGTCCGCTTAATTCTAATTCACCTGACTATGACAAGGTGAAGAACATGGGGTTTGCGGAGTGTTCTCGCAGGCACGTTCCCAACCAAAATGCCCTGGACTTACACGTCCAGAAATCACACAAAAGAGCTGCGTCTGCATTAGCACAGCTTAAGACAGATGCCATACGTGAAGAGGACAGGGACTTGCAGAGGCAGATGCTACAAAGCAACCAACAATTGATACAGTCTATGGCAAGTCAGATTGCACCACAGGCAGTCACAAAAGAGGACAATGAGGAGAAGCCTTTCTAGGGCTTTACAAATATAATATAAAAGTTGTATTGTCGGGCTAATAGGGTGAGATCCCTATTAAGTGAGTACTTTACACTGAGGAGGAATGGAAATGGCGAGTAGAAACCCAGGGCCAAAACATGTTGTTAAGCCTAGTGCTACAACTGCGGATACTGCCAGTCGCAGTATAGGGCGAGACGTAACTCAGGTATCTGTGTTGGCAGTGACTAATGATGCGAATGACTTTATTACCCTTCCACCCTTGGTAAGCGTTCCAGAAGGTCACAGGATTACCATTCTGTGTACCGCAGGTGGCAACTTTGAGTTGCGTACCCCTGTTGGTAGTGCAGAAGAGATCAACAGTGAGGACTGTGACGGCACGAAGGAATATCTTTGTACCGATACACAGATAGTCTATGTCACTAAGATAAACAATACTATCGGATGGGAAGCTAATGCTTACACCGCTATTGGTGCGGTTGCAACTGCTGTAGTCCCTGACTAGTCGGTAAATAAATCTCATAAGAGAGGTGACATATGCCAGCAGCAAAAAGGGCTACAAAGCCAGCAGCACAAAGTCGTAAATCGGTTCCTTCCAGAACACCTGGGATGGTAAGAGTACGAGATTCTGCTAGTCGAAGTAGACTACAGTCTCCATCTCGCAAACGCAACGAGGCAGATGCCAGGAAAGCAAGCGACAGAAGTAGATTGCAAGCACCTAAGAGTGCAGCGAGTAAGGCACGGAGTAGGGATGCAATGAAAAAGAGACTCAGCAGCCAGTTTAAAAAGATGGGCGGAATAATAGATTCACCTGCATATCAAATAAGCCCAATGACGCGAAGACCAAGGATTCGGAGGACTGCGGAGAGTCGTAGTAGATTGAGGAGATCATAGTCGGTAAAATTTAATATCTAGCCTTCTCCCATACAAGAGGTCTGGAAGGGATGGATAGACCAAGGAGGTATAAATGCCAACAGAAATACTGGGGGCCAATTTAGGTCATCAAAGAATTGCGGGTGCATCTAAGGGTGTAGCATGTACCACAACAGCGGCGTTCACGCCGTTTCACCAGGGTACAGAACATATTGATATAGTGCCACGGAACTTGTCCACGGCAGTTGTTGTCAAATATGCCTTCTGTCCCTATCTTATAGTTCTCAAGGCTGATTCAGCAGATGGCCTTGGTGGTCATCTTCAGGACTATTCACAGGTAGCCCAAGACGGGTCTACTTCTACCACCGTTAACCTTGATGCCTTTACGGCTGGAAGGGCATTGTACGTTGGGTCTGCGATACCCTTCAGGGGCGCACACGTTGACAGAGACACAGCTAACGCAGTTGGGTCTACTGTTATCACAGTCTCCTACTGGAACGGGTCTGAATGGGTCGATACTGGCGACACAGATGGTTCGATCTCAGGGGGGATATCTCTTGCCCAAGATGGAGCAATTACATGGACTGTTCCTAGCGCATGGCAATCATCTACATTAAAGAAGCTTGCTGCTGGTGCTGGGGAAACACTAGATTCGTCTGGTCAGAAATGGTCTGATATTACTATGTACTGGACAAAGTGGACATGGAGCCATACTCTCACAGCGGGAACTGACTTGTTCCACATTCTTGGTATCAATGAAAGCACCGCTTATGCTGAGTTAACAGACAGCGTTGCTTATGAAGGCAGAGTTAATAATGGCTTTGGGGCCAATGGGGTAGCAGGGATTGAAGCCCTGACTAACGCAGGAACAGCAAACTTAATCGTAACTTGTAGTGCTATGAACGGATACTTTAGCACTGGCAAGGTACTTTAGGAGGTAAGCAATGCCTAGATATTCATTAGGTGGTGGTGGTGGTGATGTTTCTGCTACCACCATAACAGTAACTGATAATGAGAGTACAGATGAAAATAATGTGATTGTGTTCGTGGCTGATGCTGATGCAGATGGGGGAACCGTTGCGTTAGAGTCAGATGGCACTTTCCACTATAACCCCAGTGCGGGACTGGTAACATCGACTGCCTTTACGGGTGCTACCTTTGATGCAACTACGGACTTTACGGTAGGAACGACAGTCATTACTGATGATTCTATCGTAATGACTCCAAGCACAAGTGATACTGTCACTATAGCTGCTGCCACTAACGGTGTACTTAATGTTACCACTGTAGATAATGCAGCAGCGG